GAAATTATAGGACTTTCGCCTGTTAATTCTAAAGAAAAAAAGTTACCTGATTGTTTAGTTATTATTAAACTCATAATTTCATAATATAAAGATTAATAATATAAGGTTGCATATTTTTATCTGTTCCCGATACTCCAGTGGTTTCCGTTCCTTGCATATTACCACCTAAAACATCACTTATATATGGTGTTTCTGGATATTTAGTACCATGCGAACTTGTACCATATTTCAAACCGTGAGCATGAGCGACTACAACAGCATCTTTTGAACCTCCAGTAGCTCCCAAACTTGAATATCCTATACCGTAACCAATACCAACTCTACCAGCTAAATTATCCGTTCCGTTGTTCCCGTTACAAATCGCCCATCCTAAACGTAAATTCTTACCTAAACCATTAACATCAAAGTTATCATTTAAGTATGTAATATCACATTTTACACGCTTAATATCTCCGATTTGAGATAAATTAGCCTGTATATAATCCAATAAAGCGTGTTCAACTTCACGATGTTTTGAAGCGGGTATTTTGTTACCACTTGCTAAATTAGTATCTATTAAATCGAATATGTCTGCGTAAGTACTCATAATTAAATTTGTTCAGCTTTCCAATACCCAACCGTGTCAAATCCTATGTAAATAAATCTATACATTTGATTGGTAGTTAATATTACATTTTGCACGAAAGTTCCGAATGTCACAAACATTTTAGCCGTATTACCTACGTTTGCTCTAATTTCAATATTATTTGAATTGGCAATTACATATACTTCTTTTCCTATAATATCAGTAGTAGGTAAATAAGCAATACCACCACTAAAACTTAAGGAATTTACATCATATGGTAAAACTTGCGGAGTTGCACTTAAGGTCAACACATTAGCTACTTTAATCGGTACTTGTTGGTCAACGTAATTAACAATTTCTTTTAAATTAGTACCAACTTCATACGGAGTTATTCCTCCAGTTGCTGTTTCGTTTGTAATTTGGCTATCTATTTGCGCTTTTAATGCTGTATTTGTCATGCGAAAACTGTATTAAATTTATCATTAAATATTCTTGGTTCACTAACTACATCAGTATTATAATCAGCACTTCCATAATCTATACCGTTATAATCTGCTAATCCAAAGAAATTATCATTAAAATTAGGTGATAAAGAAAAATCTATTGAATTAAAGTTTTCTTGCGCTGTTTTTTCTGGAATCTCTATTGCTTCAAATAATGAACAACGAATATAATTTACGTATAAAATTGGACTTTCTAATAAATAAGTGAATAAAACCAATACTGATTTAGGCATTAATTCAGTCCTAAACTTTTGTAAGTAATTAGTTTTAATTGCTTGTGATACTGTATTTTTAGTAGAAACTTCGTAATATGTAGTCAACTCAGTACGTTTATCCTCATCAAAAAACCACGATTGCAAACCTATACTTTGGTAAACATCGTCTTTGTTATCTTTGTAGTGAAATTGTGTAGTTTTTTCGCTTTCAATATCAGTTAATAAGAAAGGACTTGAGTAAAATGTTTCTCCTAAACTTTGATTAATTTCTAAGTATATTAATCTATACCCAAAATCAAACGGAACGTTAGTAAGTGACCAAAATAACTGAGGTGAGCCATCTATTGAATTAGTCAAAGAATCTACAAAAAAATAAGGTGTAATTTCGGTTTTAGTACCTTTGCATAAATCAACTGCGAAAACTGTCCAATCTTCCAAGTCTATACCGTTTGGAGTTTCGGTAACTTGTATGTATTTTGAAGCGTTGTTAGGTAACAATTGAACCCCTTTAAATATAAATTGCGTGTTTATTTGGCTGTTCTTAAAGTAGAAAGCTTCTTCTTTTGTTCGAAAAATATTTATAAAAGGGGTAACTGCCATAACTTAACTATGTTTCACAACATTATTTAAAGCAAATATACAAAAAAAACCTATCTAAATAAATAAATAGGTTTTAAATACTAATTTAAAAATCTAAACAAAATGAACTTTCAAATATAATCATTTTTTTATAATAAATCTAACCATGTTTTTAATATTTCTAAAGACTCAGGAATAGCACCATTTACAGAAACTTCCATCCAATAAACTCCGTTGTATAATCGGTATCTATTTTCGTCGTATAAATAAACTTTTTCGTCTTTAACTTCATAAATAATTGAATCGATACGAGTTTCATTATTGATTAAAATATATTCAAATTCAGTTGAAATAGTCATGTAAATAGGCTCAAATTTTTCCTCTGCTTTTATAATCAGTTTCTTTTCTAACAAACTGTACTCCATATCAATAGGATAAACTTTTACAACTTTTTCGTTATTATCAATTGTTCTAATATATCCACGCTCTGACCTTATTTTATTTTGCAAAGTTATAAAGTCTGTAAACTCTACATTTGCAAAAATAATATTATTGTATAAAATAGGTGATAAAATAGGATTATCAGGTAAAAAATCTGATTTTTCTGTTAATTTAATACCGTTATATTTTGCGGTATAATCTCCGTTATTTTTGTACCAAGTATTTTTTAAAGCATTATTTTTCCAATACAGATTGCAAGTTGCTATATATGACTTCCAGTAGTTGTATATATTACTTTTAATCGAATATCTTCTATTGCTATAACTATCCGAAGCATTTAAATTTTCAGTCTCTGTAAATCCTTGATTTGTATAGTTAGTAAACGGTACAAAACTTTGGTCTAATGTGTAAGAGTATTTAGTCGAGCGTAAACCATCACCTGCACCTGTTGTAATACCTACCAATCTCGTTAAGTCTAAACTATTAGGTAAAACAGCATTTACGGAATAAGTACCAGCGTTAATATCGGGTGATAAAATATAAAAATTACTTGTAGGTTGTATACCTAATGACTCAAAGTTTACACTCCCATCATTTCTAAGAGTCAATAAATTAGTAACGTTATTAAAAGTGTGCTGTAATTCTGTAACCTCAATAAAGGTGTTGTCAACTGTTGTATTTATTGCATCAATTGCAAAAATAGTATCATCGTTTTGAGACGCTGTATTTTCTTCAATAACTAATGCTTTCTTTCTCGTTTCTTCTATTAAAAAAGCATCACGAGTCCATTCGACCTCAACTTCTTTTTTATTTTCAACTGATTTATTAAAAAATACAAATTTACTTTCTCCATGAATTGTATCGGCACTATTTAATTCTTCATTTTCCTTTTGGGATTGATAATTATTATATTTAAAACCAAATTCATTTACCATGAATCGAGGATTAAATGTTTTATTCATTTCTGAAAATTGAGTATTATTAAAGAAACCACTTTCGATAGTTGTATAAAAATCTTGCTCTATTCCAAAAAATACTTTTCCATCGCTTCCAATCTCATAATCTCCATTCATTTCTGGTAAAGATTTTTCAATATCTTCTAAACTCACATAAAAAGGCTTATTTATAATACCTCTTAATAAATTACCATTTACTAAACGGTTATCATAAAACTGCCCTAACGCTTCAAAACGAGGGGCATTTATATTTAATCCTGAAGTTGATTTTATTATTTGCGAAATTACATCAACTAAACGCAAAGACTTAGAAACTGAATTATAAGCGGTGCTTTTTGCAACAACCTTTATATTTACATTTTTCAAAGTTAAGAAGCATTCAAATCTCGGTATTAGCCAAGGGGTTAAAACATTTACACTTGCGCTTTGTCTTATTTTAAAATCAAAAGTTAACCATATTGACTCATCTCTATTTAAGCTATCTATAACAGGATAAAAACTGCCTAAAAAACTAAAGTTTTGATGTTCTTCTTTGTAAGCAGACAATAACGTTACGGTTGTAGCTGTTGCAAAATCAGCACCATATTTTAATTGCAATTTAAAATCAGCATATCCATTGCCTCCGTTGTCAACATCTGTATTAAAATATAAATCGATATTTTCAATGCTTAATTGTATATTTTTAAGATTATTTTTTGCCTTAATTAAAACTAAATTATTATTTTGTGGTTCATTTTCATAATTATTTGAAGACTCGAAAAAAGTATAAGAATCCTCTATTTCGGATTTAATTAAATTCTGACATGGATTGATTTGAAAATATTTTGTTGACGCATTTAAAACCTTTGCAGTCATTGTCAAGTTTAATTCTGTTGGCTGTTGCCATTCGCTATTCTGAATAATAGGCTTAGCTAATAATAACATGTTTTCAGGAACTAAACCGCCTATATAATTACCGTCAATATCAACGTCACTTAAAACATCTACTTTTACAGCTTTTCTCGCTTTAATTATCTGTAATTTTCCATCTTCAATACCTTTACATTTAAAATACTTTAAGTCATCTGTTTGAGCCTTAGCAAAGTCTAAATCACAAGTATATTTATTATTTTCGTCTATTTCAATGGTTAAAACTACAATCGCTTCAAAACCAAACTTTCTATGGTAATAAAGTAATTGTTTTAAATAATGGTTTCGCATATCGGTAAACTCAAATTCAATCTCACCACCACTAAATGAAATATCCCTACCCATTAAATTAGGCTTTTGATTGAGCGAGAAATTAATATCACTTGCCCCGAATGGTTCGTCGATTGCTTTTTTTCCGAAATTATCGCTTTTAAAATCTAAATAATACTTCATAAATTATTAATTAATGTTCAAATATACGAAATAAATGTTTATATTTGCTTTATAGTTACGGTCTGAAACTTGGTAACTTAACAATATTAGCCTTTTAATTTGAGTAAAGCATCAGACCCTTTACAATATAATTGAAAGGCATTTTTATTTATATAAATTATGAAAAGAGAATTTGTATTTATGGATATTTCAGAATATCAAAAAAATGGAATTAATGATAAATTATTTAAACAATTAATTACTAATTTTTATGTTTGTAAAAATAGATTTTATTATTATTTAGAAAATTCAATATTAAAAGAAATTGAAATTGATACTGATAAAATATTAATAATAGGTAATTATGAATAAATTAAAAATCCCCTAATTAAAGGGGGTTTATTTTTATACTTTAAAACCAGTTCTTGAAACTCTGTTAGCATTCTGTATTGTTCTATTTCCTCTTTTTTCAGTCCATTGAGCGAACCCGTTTTTATCAATTACGGTACTATTAGTTTGTATTTTACCAAAATGTTTACCTAATATTAAATCCATTTGTTGAGCTGTCATTGTATTACTTTGTGAATTAATAGGCATTGAAATACCTCTACTATTTAGCATATAATTTAAGTCATCATTAAACATCATTCGTTTAGTTTCTTCGGCAGTATAAACCTTATCCCCTTGCGCCATCATTGTAAGTCTTGCTCCCTTGTTATCTCCGAAGTCTTTAATATTTCCGTGTTTATCTGTATGAATCTCCGCACCTCTTTCATTAGTATAAGCAAGTCCAGCACTTGCATTGTCAGTTCCTTGCCAATATTCTGGTATTTTTTGAGAAGCCACCATAGCAATTTGCGCAGCACCTAACGCCCCTAATATTAAAGCTAAAGGTAAGCCTGCGAATCCTGTTTTTCCAACCGTTGCCATAATAGCCTGAGCAGTATCAATTGCAATATTAAATATAGCTTGTTTTTGTTTTGCTTTGTTTTCTCGGTTAGCTATTTCTTTTCGTCTTTTTTCATAATCATCTTCTATTTTTTGTTTTGCACTTGCAGAATCTCCAGCAAACTTTAATGAAATATCTTTTTGAGCTTCCAAACGTGCGTATTCATTTTTAAAATTCATTTCGCTAAATCCTGCAATTATTTCTCCTGCTTGTTGTGCGCTGTCTGCAATTGCATTAAATGTTTCTTTCCAATCATCTTTTAATTTTGTCATGTTCGCTTTTGGAACATCTGGAGTTATAATATTGGGTATTTTTGAAGCAGTAGGAACGTCATTTAATTGTTTTCTTAATTTTAACAATTGTTCTAATTGAAAATTAATTGATGGCAATTCATCAGCGTTTGCAACTATTTTTTCAGTAGTCAATCTATTAATTTCTGTATTTATTTCATCAATTAAAGTACCTACTGATTTTATATGATTTTCTAAGCCTACAATATCTTCTCTCCTTGCTTCTTTATCTTTTGCTAACTTTACTTTTCTTGCAGTTTCAGCAGGTTTTAAAGTTTGTTCTATTACATTTCCCTCTGCTATTTTTTTAATAAAAAAAGCATCTTCTTTTGCCCATCTATCACGTTGTGCAATTGATTCATCTCTTAAAGCCTGTATTTCTTCTCTTATATCTTTCTTACCTTTTAATGCAGAAACTCCACCAACACCTACGGCAGCATATTGAGTGATTTCATTTTTAGTTTTTGATAATTCACCATATTTTTTAGTTATTTTTAATAAATTTTCTTGTTCAATAATAAGTCTTTCCGATTCCCTTTTTTGAAGTATTTCCTCAGAAGCTCTTGCTTTTGCAGTTGTTATAATAGCCTGACTTAATAAATTATATTGGTCTTTTGCTTTACCGACCATTATATCCTCATCACTAAGGTTTTTAAAGTAAAAAGGGTATAATTGTTGCAATTCGTCAACTGCTTGTTTACGTTCTTTATAACTTTCATTTAAATTAGTAGCTGTTTTGTAAAGTACTTCAATATTTACTTTTTCTTCTGCATAACTTCCTGAGCTTTCTTTTAAAGCATCATTTAATAAAGATTGATTTTCAGCTAATGTTTTAATCGCTTCTTTACCTCTTATTGCATTACCTACAAACTCAACTATTTTACCACCGTATAAAGTTAATAGAGTAACTCCAACACTTAATAATGTTTGCCAACTTAATAACGCACCTGCAATAGACCTTAAAGCGCTAACTGTTGGTTTTCCCTCAGCAACTAACATTTTATTTTTATCACGAATGCCATTAATAGCGTCAAATAAAGCGGGAAAGTTATTTGATAAAGCCATAAATCCAGTATTCACACTATTTGCAAATGCTGGAGCTTCACGTGTCAATTGATTAATTGAATTTCCTAACGCATTATAACCACTTGCATAATTACCTACGTTTCTTTGATTTTTCCCAATTTGCGAATCAACTGTTAATAATGCTTTTTGATACATATTAATTCTTGAAGATAAAGATATTAATTGTTTTTCTTCTTTATCCGTAAGAGTTCCGTTAAGTTGTTTTCTAATAGCTAAATCCTGATATGTTTTAGTTAGTATATTTACACTATTTTGTATTCTTTGGTATGCGGTTTCGTTTTTTGCATTTAAAGCAGCTTCTTTTTGTGCATTTCTTTCAAATGAATCGAATGCTTTTTCCCTTGCTTGTTGTAGTTTAATTTCAGATAATCGGCTTTGTTCAGCTCTTTTAGCAATATCAGCATGCAATTTATTAATTATTGTATTTTGTTTCTCTAATTGAGCATTCAAAGCACTTGTATTCGTAACTGCTTTATCTAATCCAGTAGGGGTAGAAATTCCACTAATTCCTTTACTTGCGCCCGAAGCACTTTGTGAAATTTTAATTAATTCAGCATCAGCCAAACTTAATTTTGATATTAAATTTTCAACTTGCTTTATTGCTTCGCTACCAATTACTAAATCTACACTATTTGCCATTTTAATTTTGTTTTGATTTTTCTTCTAATAATTTTGTTATTTCAATCCATTCCGAAACAGTTATTTCTTTTGGATTTAATCTATAAGGATATTGCAAGCCTATTGTTGCTATTTGCAATTGTTTTGCTAAACTTGCACTTTCAATATTAGCATCTTTTTTTAATTCCATTTCAATTAACGAAATACGTGTCTTAATTCCCTCGCATCCAATATTTAACCTATTTAACTCCGAAGCATCGCCGTCTATTGTATTAATCTCTGACATTTTAAAACCATGCCTTGCAAGTTCTTTTATAAATAATAAGCGTGTTTCCATTTGGTTATTTCCGAATCCTAACCACATCCTACTAATCAATGATTTAACCGTATTATATTTTAACTTTAAAGTTTCAATTTCGCACCACTTTTGTAATCTATTAGTAAATGAACGGTCGTCAATAGCCTTGAAATATTCATCTAATATTATTTTTTCGATAGGTAATAAAGTTTCGTTCTTTTCTTTTTTTTGCCTACCATCATAACCCACAATAAACCAATTTAAATCAGTTGTTGTTTTGTATTTATCGAAGTTATAAAGTGGCAAAGTATCGATAGTGTCGTAATATTGTGGCTTAGTTTGTTTCATTATAAATAGCTTTTATTTTATCCCTTAATTCAGCTTCATCATTGTCTAATGACCCTACTTCATTTGATAATCTTTCGATAATATCAATAATTAACCATAAATCTTCTTTATCAAGTGTTATCATAAATATCTTTTTATATAATTCATTAATTCAGGATATACAATTTGATAATTTACAATTTCCTGATTACTACTATCTAATCCAAATAAATTAGTATATCCCGCAAAAAATATAGACTTTTCATTGCTTCCCGTTCCTGTACTAAATATATCAAACTTTGTTAAATCAGGCGATAAATTAACTTGTAAATTAGATATAAAATTACCGGTTTCTAAAAATGTATAATTACTACCTGCTGTTTTTTCAGGGTTTAATAATTGAGTTGATAAACTATAAACTCCTTTGAATAAATCATTATTATTTTTCAATTGCTTATCATCCGAACCCATACCACTTTGAAAAGCATCAACATTTAAAACAACTATTTTATTTTCATTAGCCAATACTATACGCTCTTGCTCGTCTAATATATTAGATAAGATAAAGTTACATTTTTTAATATAATCGTTTACGGTTATTGGCATAAAGCAAATATACAAAAAAACCCGTTACAATATGCAACGGGTTTAATTCTAATTTATTATTAAATTACGATGCTGTTACAATAGCAGTGGCAACGTTTGATTTATACAATACATCAGCTAAAGTTAATACAATACCGTTTAAAGATACTTCAACAATATCAGCGGCTGTGTTGGCCGTTACGGTTAGAGTATATTTTTTGGTTGTTTCGCTGTAAATACAAGCACTTGGAGTAATTGCGACACCGTTACGAGTAACTAAGAAGTCACCTGTTACTAATCCCTCAACCGAATGCGTTTTGTCCTGTAAAAGCATAGAAACAACTATTGAAGTTGAGGCTGTTACGATAGGATTAACACTTGCAATTACTTCATTAACACCTGTTAATTCTCCGTAAGAGAAGTCAAGTTCGTTATTTTCAATCCATGACATACGTTCATCGATTTCAGCTCTTTCTGTTAATTGCAATATAACTGTTTGACTTGAAGCATCTGTTCCATTTGCTCCCATGTATTTACCATTTTCAAACATTCCTAAAGTAAATCCTTTTGGTTCGCCTGCTTTTGTTACGGTAAAAAACATAGAATTATCAACGTCAAAAAGAACTAAATCATAAGCATTAAACCCGCTTAAAGAAGTAAGTGCTTTGTGAAAATTGATACCATTGTCGAAAGTAACTGTATGCTCGTAAGGATTTTTACCAGCTACTACTTTAATACCCGAACCTGCACGAGTAATAATATTGTCATCTGCAGTATTGTCCTCAAAAGAAACAACGCCTTGAAGCATGATTAAAATACCATCTTGTTGTAAAGTTCTAAGATATTCCTTTGTAATTTCAAGGTTAAACTTATATCCTTTTTGAACCAAACCTAAAGCGGTTACACGCTTTCTGTCCATTCTGCAACCTGCTAAACCAGTGCCTAAAACACCATTAGCCCCACAATTAACTGTGTTTATTTGTGTCTGTAAACTCATTATTTTATAAATTTATTAGAGATTAATTTTTCTATTGTTTTTTTATCTAACAACTCAACATTTGAGTTAATTTTATAAAGTTTATCTAAGGTAAATTCTTTAATTACCTTAAACGTTTTTGTTTTTTCTTTTTCAGCCATAGCTTAAAATTTAATATTTTCTTTTATACAACCCGTAGTCAACTCAATTTCTAAATCTAATACAATTGCATTCCAAATCGTTATTAATCCTTTACCGTTATCGTTTACGCTATAATTTGGCTTTAATTCCTTTTCTATTTTGCTATCAATAATTTTGGATATTCCAGAACTATTAAGTAAGGTTATAAAGTTGTTGTAAACGGGTATTAGAATGTTAATATAATCAGTTTGGTATTGTGTTGCATTAAAAGCATCGACATCGTTTGAACGTGTTGCAATTACAAATCGTGCATTTCTTGTTACTCTATTTCTAAGCAAATCATCGGTATCTTTTGAAGTAACTAACCAAATAAGTGGGTATTTTGAAGTACTTTCTTTAAGAATTAAAAATTTGTTTAGAACATCAATTGTACCCCAATCATAACGAACTTTATGTGTTCCGTTCCATTGTGGCATTAATGTGACTAATTCTCTTATCTTTTCTTCAAAAACTATCATATACCAAAGCTATTTTTAGTTTCGTAAACTTTAAAATACTCAGGTTTCCAATTTGCAAACTCTGACTGTTTATCCATTAAGTAACCGTAAAGGCTTTTTTCTGCATTATTACAACCGTACCAATCAATAAAATTATCAGAAATATAAGGTTCGATTAAATACTCACCTTGATATTGTTTAATAAAGTTTTGATTTGCTCCTGCAATTAAATACTTTGGAGTTTGGTTTATTGCATTTTCAGGATTTACTTTTTTTGCTCCAGTTGCCGAAAGTCTTATATCCGTTTGGGTGACGAACTCTTGATAAATGTAGTTAGCTATTAATGAATCATCATTATCTAAACCTAACCATATTTTACCGTCATATTCATCACCTTGAATCAGTTTCTTAAACTTTTCGTTTGCTGTATTAATATCAGTAATCGCTTTAATTTCATTGTAAAGACTTAAACCTAATGCGTTAAGTAAAATTTCACGTTCCAATTTTATACAAAGATAATCCAACTCAGTAGCATTATTTGGCGTGCTTGACGGGTCTATATTTGCCAAAGGAATGTGAATATAATTTTGATTATTGAAAAATGTGCTATTTACTATTTGCATTTTTTATTTTTTAATTGGTTTAATCTCTTTTACTTCTTCAAAAAGTTTTATCTTAAATCCTTTCTCTAAAGTGTCCTTATCGTTTATTTCAATTAAGGCGGATTTTTTATAACCCGCCCAATCTTTTAACAATTTTACTTGCATTTATTATGCTTTTGTCAATGCAGTAATTGCAGTTGAAAGAACACCTTTTACAAATGCACCGTAATGATTTGATTTTACTCTTTGAACCAAACGAGCTTCCGCAAGAATAGTAACAAGGTTTTTTGTAAAGTCATCATTTTCATAACCTACGTTAATGGTCAAACCTTCTTTGAAACGAACACCTGCTTTACTAAAGTCACCTACCAAGAATGAATCTAATGCAATACCAGTGTTTGCAACAACTCTAATTCCACTAACTACTGTACCATCAAGTGCAGCGAAAGGAGGCATAATATACTGACCTGTTGAATCTTTTGACAATTCCATTCCAGTAACGTCGGTAGGGTGCATTAATATGTAATTAGGCTCAAACAAATTAACACGAACTTGATTGATAGCAGTTCTAAGAACATCCCATTTAGTAGGAGTCGGAATAGCCAAAGCGAATGAGCCAGCAGCCCATGCAGTAGCATTTGTGTTAATACCTGTTAAATTAACAGTCAATCCTGTACCATTCAATAATTGGTCATCAATTTTCAAGTTGATTAATTCTGTTAATTCTTGGTCAATTTCTGAACGCATTAATTCAACATCGTCCAACATTTCTTTAGTAACTTTAATATAAGCAGTTACTTTCTTAACGTTTGCAGAAGCTACAACTAAATCAAAATCAGCCTGCGATTTAGCAGCTCCTTCGGCAGTCATCGCGGCGCCACCGTCACGATTTTTTTGCTCTACCCATTCCCAAACGTTCGACATAATCGTACCAACGTTTACTAATTGAAGTACAAAAGGATTTCTTGTAACAATTCTTGCAATACCTTGCTCTCTTTCGGCTTGTGGAACTTGACCCGTTACGTTTGTAGCTAATCCCATTGTTCCAGCAGCTTTTAAAGTAATCTGAACCGAAGCACCAGACTTTTCTTTCATAGCTTTTAATTCCTCTGATTTTTCAGTCAAAAGACTTGCTAATCCCTCAGGAACATTGTTTGAAGCTCCTTTAGTTTCAATGTTAAGTACTTTTAAAGTAACCTCTTCTAAATCTGCTTTCAATGCTTTTACTTCTTGTCCTTCCGTTTCTAATGCTTGTACTTTAGAAAGTACTTCAATCAATTCCGATTTAGAAACTGAATTAGTTTTCATGGCATCTATTTTAAGACCCAATTCTTTAATGATTTCTTCCATTTTTTAAAATTTGTTTAATAATTCTTTTAATAATTGTTTTTGTTGTTCTGTTTGAGTGACTTCTATTGTCGGCTCTTCTTTAATTTCAAGTGACTTATCGGCTTGAATTTTATTTTTTATTGCTTTCATTTTGTTTATTTCATCTGTTTGGGATGATTTTATGTTGTCGACAATGGCTTTTAAGTCCTTATCTATTATCTCTTTTTTATATTCATTAGCCATTTCAATCGCTTTTTCGTGGTGCGGAATCATCATATCAATAAATTCAACATCTTTATTTTTATTCGATGCCATTGCCATTGCTTTATATTCTTTTTGCGTAGGCGTTAATTCATTGCTACCTAGTAATACTGCGCTTATTTCGATTAGTTTAGCTTCTTTTACCAACCAAAAGAAACCCTTTTCTGTTGCTTTCTCTGGATTTCCTAATGTGTCGATGTTGTCTTGCCATACTTTAAACTCTTTCTCAAAACTTTCATCATTAACCGCTAAATCAATCTTCACATATTGCATCCCAACTGAGTGTTGATTAATACGCCCCGCTTTATATTCATTAAAGATTTGGCTATTGTAATCCTTGAATATTTCTGTGTCCATAAATAAGGCTTGTGTCATTCCTGACTTATTAACTCCTAAATCTTTCCATGCTATCTCTTCCTCATACGTCTTTTTAGGCTCACCAACCTTTGAAGTTAATTTAAATTCATGATCGTGTAAATGAAATATGCTTTTGTTTTCCTTAACCGATTTAGTGAAGCATCCTTTAGCGTGTACATCATTGTGCGAATCCATCCATAAATAAGTGTTACCTACTATAGTACGCTCTAATGAGCCTTCATTATCTTTAAAAACTCCTTTGATAGTTGTATTTGCTGTCTTGATAATAGAACTAATACCGCCTTTAACCGTTTTAACTTCGGCTTTCTTTAGTTGGATTAATTCCGCTTTGTTTGCTACTATTTCGGCTATATTCATTTCTTTACTATTTTTTGGTCTATTACTTGCTTCTGTTTTTCAGCTTTAATTTTATCTATAAATGCTATCTTTTCTTCTTCTGTAAAGTCTTTTAATAATGTTTTCATAATCCTAGTGTTAGTTTAAATTCATCTATTAACTTTCTACTTTCTTCCGGAGTGTAAATATTTTCTAATGTATTGATAAACAATTGCAACGTTTCAATTTTTGCTTTTGTTACCAATTGCATAACAGGTAAATGATTATAAGAAGCTACTAAACTTTCTCCTTTGTCAATTAATCCAAATGCACTTGCAAAGCTATTCATAGTGTTGTTTGCATCGGGTTGTATTGAATTTTGAACGTAGTTTAACATTGCTTTGTCCTTATTCTCATAAGTACTAGAACCGTTACTAAAGTAGTTTAAAACGTCTTTAGACATATCAAAAGCATTTAAACAAGTTAACGCATCGTTACTAAACTGCTCATCTAAATATAAGCGCTTCATATCAGATACTAAATGCTGTGCTTTAATATTTGCATTTGTAATCAATAATGATTTTTTAGCAATTTTTGAGAATATATCTTTACGGTCAGTATCTTGAATCTGTGCTTCATTACCGTCTCCCTGACTTGCCATTAAATACTTTTGGCTCATCTTTAAATTTACATTTTTAGATAGTAAATTTTCTTCTATATTTTCGATAGTTTTTGAAATTCCTTTTAAACGTGACGGAGAACTCATTAAAGAATTAGTCATCAATCCATTAGCGAGGTCGTAAGTAGGAATAATATCTTTTAATTTTATTTCAAATGTTTGACCGTCTAAAGTATAGATTATTTTCTTTTCTCCAAATGCTTTAAGTTCTGATTTTGTATAGATAAAAGACTTAACTTTTTCAGTACTATTTAAATCAATTTCGCTCGGAATAAGATTGAATATTGCTTTTGTGTTATTTAAAGCATCAACTTTGTATGTGAAATTAGTTCCTGATGCTGACAAAAACCACATTTGCTGAAAGAAAAAATCTTCTTGTGATTGAAAATAATTAGGTTGTTTGAATAATTTAATTATTTCGCTGTTTT